CCTTGATTCGTAAGCCACGAGACTTCAATCCGCCGGGAAGATTAGACAGCGTACCAGCATCGACCAACTGACGAATCAGCGAGGTACCTGCACGAGCATACCCACCAATAATGTGGATCAAGCCAAGGCCGTAGAACCCAAACCCCGGCACGTAGACGTAATGAACAAAGTGCTGACGCTTTAACATCAACGGGTCTTCTTCACTCCAGTTACGTCGAATCGCTAGAACATTACCCGTACCACGTTCAATCGTAACAACATAAGGCTTTGCAATCTCTTCCTCATCTTCGTCGATACCATCAATAATGAGATCCGCGTGGACTTCGTATATCGCATATCGATCATCGTCAGTAATAGAGTAACCACCTTCTTCGGCCTTTCTCTTCTCGATGTCTGTATGGAACGGCTGTGGATCACCAAGGTCTACTTCTTTGTAGAACCCCATCGCCTGAAGTTTCTTCAGCTCGTTCTTGGTCTTCCGCATGACGTGGGTAACACGCTCTGCAGTCTCAATATGGGACGCGCCGTAAGGCACGATAACGTCTTCGGCAGGAATATAGATAGCTACCTGTCGTCCCAAACTGGGATCATAATACACCTTCTTAAACGCAGACCCCGCCAGTCCTAGGCTGTACAACATCCGTTCATGCTCTGGCCGATACTCAACCATGCGCTCAGTCAGCTCATAGTTCATATCCGCTTTTACCCTCTCAGCGGCTTCGGCTTTCTCGGGTGTTTCTTCTCCTAGTACTTTTACACGTACGGGGCCAGCGGCTGGGAAAGTCTCGCTCATCGTCTCTGCTTGGAAACGTATCGCGGCTTCGGCCAGTACAGTAGAGTAAACCCCGCAGGCACCTTCCCACGGGTCTGTGCGCTCTTCGTACTTGAACCCTAATACGTCTAGTCCTTTGACAAACGTATCAGCCCAATCTTTTCGACTATCAACATCAGCGTCGATCAGTCCAACTAAATCCTGTGCAAGCTCTTGCAGTTCGCTATCATCTAACGCTTCAGCAAGGTTGGCATCAAACCCCATAAGGTCTGCTTCATTGCCATCAGGAATTAATGTAATTTCCATACTGCCATCGGACAGCGTAATACTTTCAGGATCGACGATCTCGATTTCTAATGCTTCTCCACCAACAAGCTCGTCGTCCATCATCTCGCCTTCGAGCAGATCATCGATGCCTTCTGGTGCCGCGTACAAACCTTTTTCAATTGCCATAATTTATGCTCTCAGTAATACCCGCCACGCCGTTGTTTAAAGTAACGTATGTCATCAGGTTCATCAGTTGGTAAGCGTATGAAACCACCTTGCCTAAAACGCATTAACGCCATGACTGTCGAATCCACTAGGTCATCATGGCTCATAAACGGAAATCCAGCAATCTCTTCAACTACTTCTTCCGCCCAGCGAGTTTCGGGCACCCATACTATACCTGATGCTACAATATCAGCGACGGAATTTAAACGTGCTAATTTATCACCAGATCCTCTATGAGGGGTATATTCCTGTACTGGCAGTCCCATACGGCGCATCTCCTGATAGATCGCCACACCAGAACTTTTCTTCTCGACGATAAACGCATCGGGTTCCCAGTCAGCGTACTCTTCCAACGCCAACTCTTTTAGCTCGGGAAACTCCAACCGCTTCTTAATGCTGTTCAACAAGATGATATTGTACGCTTCGGCCTCATCATTAAAGAAGACACCCCATGTCGTCAGGGCCGTAAAGTCAGCACGATTGTGCTTCTCTGCAGCAGAGTCTAACGACATAATAATATACTCACACTTGGGCGGATCTTCTTTCGTCCAGATACTCCACCACTCACGCTTAACGATGGCAGCTTCTTCCGCCGTAGGTTCCTGCTGATACTGGGCGTTCCACTGAAAGACCGGCATCGACGCCTTAGTCCGTAGCAGTGCTTCTAAATTAAAGAACTCAGGCCATAACGGCTTTTGCACAGGTTTACCCGTCTTTTTGTCTGCGGTCTCTAGGATCGCAGGGAACTCAATCACCTCAAACGCATCAGCACGTTCGTTGTTCCCCATATCCCGTACAACACGGCCTGTTAGGTCATCCATGTGCCAACGGGTCTGAATAATCGCTACCCGCCCTCCGGGCATAAGACGCGTACGCGCCCCAAACGTGTACCACTCATAGGCTTTCTCAAATACCGAGAAGTTACCATTAATAACGTCTTGCTCAGAATGTGGATCATCCACCAGAAGCAGGTCAGCACCACGTCCAGCAAGGGCTGAACCCACCCCACAAGCGTAGTATTCGCCCCCTACACTGGTGTTCCACCGGCCTGCAGACTTGGAATCTGAGGCCAAACTGACCGTAGGAAACACCGCTTTATAGGCGTCTACACCGATTAAATTACGTACTTTGCGTCCAAAATCTACAGCTAAATCAGTAGTATGCGACACCATCATGACTTTTTTATTAGGATTCCGCCCTAAGTACCATGCTGGATAGAAGATAGATACTAACTGGGACTTACCATGACGCGGGGGTATGTTTACGCATACTCTATCCTTGTCCCCACCCTCAATTGCCATGAGCATGTCTGCCAATATGCGGTGATGTTTACCCACAATGAACTCAGGCATCATCGCTTTGCAGAACTCTATCAAATCGTCGTACGCTAACTTGTTTTTCTTACGTGCGCTCAGTTCCTCAACTAATTTGTCGATCTCAACGACTTCATCCTGCGTATAATCGTCAAGATTATCCAACATCACTTGGATTTCTTCTTCTGTAAAGTCAAATGCGACTTCACTCATCGTCATACTCTTCGTATATCTCAGGTTCTTCAGGTGTTAACCCTAATTCTGCGTCCACGTCAATAACTTTTCCCTCAAATACGATGGGTGCACCCAATTCTTCGGGCGGATTGACCAACTTCTCCAGCTTTTGGCGCAGCTTCGCACGCAGGTCGTCCGTAGACTGGTGCGTTATAGTGACTTCTGACTTTTCTGCAAACAAACTAACGTCTGAAATCTTACCTAGCAGCTCTAGGGCACGGATTCTTACCCGTGGGTCTGGGTTTTCTGACTCTAGTAACAGCTTATTGGTTACAAGATGACGTATCTGGGTAGCACTCTCGGCCACAGAATGTCCAAACTCTTGCAGGATGCTGTTAGTAAGTACTAACGAGGCAGGGGTCATCTTAGCAGCCTTGGGGTTGCTCACTTTCTTAGACGTTTTTATAGGGTCTTCGGCGTATTCAACCGCTAAACCTGCTGCTACGGTCTTATCGCCCTTGTCTGGCGCTATGTCTAGGCCGTGTTCGGACAAATATAACGCAGTATTGCAGGCCGCTTCCGCACGAACGCGGAGATCTGCATAGGACATGTCCACAGATAGGGGTATTCCAACTTCTGGATGAAGCACTACTGTCATAGATGTACGCAGGTTGTTAACCGTTACCGCAAATGTACACGAAAAATAATTTTTTGCAACATTAAGTTGGGACTCCTACCGGGGGGTGTTCCCTATATAGAGGGGGTGGGGGTCGAGTCTGGTGGAAAAAAGGGTTTGAACTCAGAAAAACACGAAACATTTGTGGAGATTAGTAATACATAGGCTGTGGGACTCCTGCTTCCTGACAGCGGTGCATGGGGGTAGGGTACCCTCTGCGATGTTAGGGAATTCCCTAACAGACCATTATATTCCACTATTGACCATCATTTGACATCGGGCGCTTGATCCTTATAATACGTTATCAGGTCAAGGCATTCCGTCTGGCCATTAAGGAGATATAAACATGTATACAGAAATACACACAGCGGCATTCACAGCGGTCAAGGGCTTCTCAACAGCGACAACCGAGGGCGAGAAAAAGAAAGGCGCGCATCTCGACAATGCTTTTGAGGCCGGTATGCGAGCGGGTCACACTATATCGCCCGAAGGTAAAGACAGCGCGGAGAGCTTGTCAACACCAGAGCAGCACGCGATGATCAAGGGCAATGTGCTGGCAGGTTTCGCTCAGAAGGATCAGGCGCTGTTCAAGGTCGAGGTCAAGACATTGTCCGACGACGACAAAGCACGCAAGCGTTGGGTCACTCAACAAATCGGGTCGCGCATGAAGGACATCCGAAAGGGTCTTCTAAGCCGCGCCATCGCTGCCGGTGAAATCGAACCAGAACAGCGCGAAGTCAAGACCGAGGCCGAGAAAATCATTGCTGCAATCAAGACAGCCGCAAACATGGCGCGAAAGGATGAAACCCCCGAGTACAACCCGAGCGCCTTGATTACTGCGCTAGCGCAAACGATGGCACTTATCGGAACCGATGACGACATCCGAGCAATCATCGAAGGCTAAACTCAAGCCCCCCGAAAGGGGGGCATCTTTTTAATGTTAGGGATTCCCCCTAACAAATCAGGAGCAAGAAAATGGTATATCTTAAAAAAGCAAGTAGCCCAATCTTTCACGGTAACGGTTTAGGCACTACCACGGCGGGATGGGTTGTAAAAGGTTCCGAGCATATCGCGGTTCGCCAGCTTGGCACCACTTGGGTTGCAATTGACACCACGCAAGACGGCGAAAAAATAGCGACCGCGTTTGGCCGCCAAACCCTTATCGCCAAACTTTCAATGTTAGGGTTCCCCCTAACAAAACAGGAGCAAGACTCATGATCATCATCTACAAGCAAAAACGATTCCCATCTTTTAAAGCACTTTACGATTTCTGTGCTGCCCAAGCCAACTAACCCACCTTCCCCGCTTCGGCGGGGTTGATACCAGTTCCTAGAGTAGCGATGCGCCAACGTCTTAACGTGATGATACCAGTTCCTAGAGTAGCGATGCGCCAACGTGTTACCCCCACGATACCAGTTCCTAGAGCAGCGGTGCGGGGCACGATGCGTCTGTTAGGGGAAACCCTAACAAAACTAATGTTCTAAAACGCGTTTTGTAATGTTCTCAAATGTTCCCTAATGTTCCGTAATGTTCTGTACCAAAAAGAACATTCCTTAAGTGGATGACGATGGAATATAAATGCAGGTTAATGCACGATGTAGTTGTCAAATTCCTAAATATATATAGTTTTTATAATGTTCTCTTTTTAGGGAAATATGCTTGGTGACATTTCAAAGAGGGGGGAGAGATGTTCTCTTCTACACGCAAAACCCCCCAGAGAAACATAAGTCCATCCAAAATCGTCGAAAAAATAACATTAGGAACATTCGAGGTTAATCAAATACTTAGCATAACGCGATCAAGAACATTCCAGTACATTCCAGAACATTCCACCGTAATATGTTCCATCGTGTTCCCCACACGTCTCTATCCGTATCAGTACGTCCATGATGTTCCATCACTTGACATTACCTTCCATCTATGTCATAATAAGGGTCTGAGGTGGTAATTTTCACTTCAGACATGTTTAAAACATGTTAACAGCAACTTTGTTAGGGATTACCCTAACAATCAACCCAAGAGGATATGA